GCCCCTTTCGGGGCACATACGTAGTTAAGCACTACGTAGCATATCGGCTCCACTTACTGTAGAGTTCCGAACTCTGCTGTACGACAGAGGTATGTTATGCCAATTCGGGTCTACCCGCCAGAAGTTGAAAGAGTCTATGTGACCGCAAGTAGGAGGAATTTTTCGGGGAGTTGTACGACGGCAACGTCGTCAACTGTACCGGAAACGACTTCCAACTTAAAGTCCATTAAGATTCGGACTGCAACTGGTTGGGAAACACCTGGGTGGCGTAAGATGAAGAACGCAGGTGCACTTCTTCCGTTTACGTCGTGGAGCCGCTTTAAACTCGAAGGGCGAGCAGAACTCGCCCATAGAGAATATTGCGCTTCAGCATCTAGTAATCGGAACAGATGGGAAGACTTGTACCGTGGGGGGTCGTTTCTGGATAAGTCCAGTTCGGACCTCATGGCACTCGTCGATCCATTTGACCTGGAGTACTTAGTACAACAGGCAGCTGCTGCTATTTATAGCAGTGGCTGGGATGCAGCTACGTTTATCGCAGAGATATCACAACTACGTCGGATGTTAACCGGCATAGGTAAGAGTCTTGAGAAGCTAACGGATCTGTTCGACCCGCGTCGAACTAAGAATCCGGGCGCTCAAATCGCCGAAGCAGCCAATTTGTGGCTGCAAGGGCGGTATGGATGGCGTACGTTAAAGTACGACATCCAGGACTTTTACGAAGTGATAACTACTGCTAATGAACGACGCACTCGCTATCGAGAGTCCAAGGGTTTTACCACCTCGGGCTCATGGAGCGATTATGCCGAGTCTACTTCCGCTGGTATCATAACGGGAATCTCGTCCGACATAAGTTGGACAGGAAACCTGCGTGGTACTGTGGTTGCAGATATCGACATTCCTGATTTCCAATTCAACCCGGTCACAACGGCGTGGGAAGTCGTAAGACTTTCTTTTGTCGTAGACTGGTTACTGAACGTGGGTCAGGCGCTTGAAGCGTCGTCTTTCCTTCTGAAAACCAAAAACTACAGGTCGGGTGCTGGCTACAAGTTCAATTTTGAGCTTGGAACCCTGTACTCTACTGTAGGCACTACTGGAAGTACCATCGTTCATGCGAACGATGGGAGTTCTTCCGGTGATGCAGAGGTGATCAGTCGTATACCAATGTCTGTGAGTGCATTACCTCGGATGAAGCTGCGTCTGGATGAGTGGAAGGTCATAGACCTCCTTGCTCTGACAGTGCAGCGACTCAATAGGAGATAGTACTATGGCGTCATTAAGCGCCACTCTCACGGAGTTCGCCGATAATGGGAATTCCAGGACTTATACCGCTGCGAGCCACACGGCTTCGAAACCGAAGCTAGTGGTTCAAAAGCGGACGGTCCCGACGGGCAACCAAACTATGTCGGAATTTTCCGGCACAGTCGTCTTCGGAGTCAATGACTCCGAGGGCGGGGTGGCTCCTCAAAAGGTCAGCATGGAGGCCAAAGTCCGGTATCCGGTGCTTGCAGTCGACAGTAGCGATCTCGCTACTCAGGTTGCAGCCGCTCTCGTCCTTTTCCGCGACTTTGTCGCGTCGGATGAGTTTGGCGCATCGGTAACCAGTCAAAACTGGGTGGAGTAATCCCCGTGTGGGACATACTCGTGGAGATAGCCCTTCCGGTCGGAGGGGCAGTCGCCGTGCTCATAACGTTTCGCCGTTATTCGGGAAAACGTCGAGCACCTCGAAAGCAACGGAAGTTGCTCTAGAGAGCCCAGTACTTTTGGTCTTTAATTGGAGGATTCCGCAATGGAACTTTCGACCGTAGTGTACGACGTTTGTCGCCATTACGTGGCTGATTCAGCCGATACCTTAGGGCCTATCCTAACGGAGAAGCTCACGGGGTATGTACGGTCAAGGAGTATCAGCTCTTTGGCTAGTGCTAGTAGTCTTTTTGACCCTGACTTTCATGGTCATTTGGTACTGAAGACCCTTCTCCAGGTGGAAGCACTCTTTAAAAAGTGCGACCTCTTCTCTGATGAGAAGTGTTCGGAAGTTGCCTTCGCTGCTTTCCTCGAAAGTGAGGAGATATGCAGGGTAACTAACGAGCGACTGGATTTTCACTATGACAAGGAGCCAAGCGATTGGTTCTACGAAGTGGTGGAGCGTATACAGACAATTGTCGAAGATACGTTAGGCGATATCGGTACTTTTCATGCTGAGTTACCTCAGCTTGTTAGGATTACCAACGGCGCCACTGCAGCCCATCCACGTAGTAAAAGTGGAGGAGCAGCTAGGCTGAAAAGGACTATGTATGCCACCGAAAGGTCGCATCCGTACCTCAAAGCCTTGGCTGCATTCTGGGGTTATACCTTTAACTTCAGGAAAATTCACCACAACCGCGTGGAACTCGTACCTAAGAACTGGAAAACGCACAGGACGATAGCGTGTGAACCTGAGGGCAATATTGCTCTTCAGCTAGCATTCGACTCGTTTTGTAAGCGGAAACTGAGGGGAAGATTAAACATCGACCTCTCAGACCAGTCTCGGAATCAGCGTTTAGCCCATGAAAGTTCCGTACACGGGAAACTGTGTACGGTAGACTTAAAGGCCGCAAGTGATCGCCTCGCTTTGAATGTTGTCCACCTCCTCTTTCCAAGAGGGTGGGTGGATTTCTTTCTCGCTACGCGATCTCCTTGCTGGAAGGCCGATGACGGGGTTCTCAAGCCCTATCATAAGCTTTCGTCTATGGGTAATGGTTATACCTTTACTATAGAAACGCTGGTTTTCGCTGCTATCTGCAAATCTATTGGGAGCAAGGAATTCTCCGTGTACGGTGATGATATCATCATCGAGACGGAGTTGTACGAGCCCCTCGTAGAAATGCTGAGTTACCTTGGGTTCGAAGTAAATCAGGAGAAAAGCCATGTTAGCATGCCGCGCGTTGATCTTGAATTCCGAAGTCTACCTGCAGTACCTCATTTGCTGCGATACGGGTTGGAAGACGCCCAAGGGAGCGACTCGCCTTCCGGCGAGCCTTTCCTGGCTCTTCCGCCCGGGTCGGGCAGAGAATGTACTGTGGAGGACGATGGAACCCTCGACTTTCGACGCGAGCTGGAACACTGGCTTCGCGGAGTTGTTGAGGTTAGCCTTGGAGATAAGTGGGCAAAATCCGGACGTTCCTACGGTTGTTACCGTGAGTCGTGCGGAGTCCACTCCTTCGGAGGCTTCTCTGTAACCCCGTTGTTCCTCAGGTCTTTATCGACCAAAAGGGACTGGATCCTGTTCGTGAATAACATCATGAGCTTCGGATCACTGGGGGGAGCCTTGTGGGAGTATGCGCAACGACTAATCGTTGAGCTTAACCTCCCTCTTGGCCCCCCGGTCCTAGACACAGCCGCTTGCGTCTTTATCGACGTTTGGGACTGTTATAGGCTAGGGCTCATACGCACCTTCCCTGAGGGGAAGGCGTTCGGGCCGTGGCAACCGGCCTTCAAGGCTCTCATACCGAGATCCAAGGAGGTCAGGTGCTACGACTCGAGGTCACTATTCCTATGGTTCACCAACCGTAGGAACATACCGTATGAGGGCAGTAGGCATTCACTCGGGACCCTTAAGTATAGGTCTAAGTGGGTGAGGTATCGGCCAGTGATGGCTGATGCCGTG